CTATTTTATTTTTTCAATCTCTTCTTTCAGCCACTCGAATTCGCGCTTGGTATATACCTTCTCGGTAATGTCGGAGATCTTATGGCCGACCATGTATTTGATGGCGTACTCGTCCACACCATAGCGTTTGGCAGAGGTGACGAAATGGGTACGGCCGTCGTGAGGGCGGTGGTTCGGATTCAGGCTGAGTTCATCCCGGATGCGCTCAAACGCCTTTTGATACCGGGCGTAGGTCAGTCTGATATTTTTCTTCTTTCGGCTATTGGGGTCGACCCAGTTGAGCAGGTAGGGACTGTTCAGCTCGGCGGCCTCTTTATATTTTGCCTCGACCAGGGGGCGTATCTTGGAATGGATTGGGACAACTCGGTCTGTGCCAGCGTCCGTTTTCATGCCGCCCTGGAAAGTGCCGTTTTCCAAGTCTACATCCTTCAGCTCCAGCAAGCCCAGTTCCTGCGGCCGCCAGCCGGAGTAGCATTGGATCAGGAGAATGTCAACGCCGTTTTTCTTCCCAAGGTTTTCCCAAAGCAAGCCCATCTCGTCGTCTGTAAACGGGATATGGCTTTTCTCCACAGTCTGGATCTCCTTGATGAGTTCGTCCGTCAGCTTGAAAGTTCGGGAGTAGTTCCGATCCACCAATTCATATTCCACCGCGTAATCCAGCATTAGGTTGAACAAGGACTTGATTTTGTTCTTCATGGTGGCAGTCGGACGCTGCTCTTTTCCGCGGACGACAGCTACGCCCTCCTCCATGCAGCCTTTCACATGGCGGGCCCGGACATCCATCACGCGCATCCGATATACTCCGGAACAGTAAGCCCATGCAGACTCCACCGCCTTCGTATCGGCCACGGTCTTCTCATATTCGGGAAACCACTGCTTGTAAAGCTCTTCCACTGTGATGGCTGGATTCAAGTCGTATGGGTTTTTGTTGTACTCCACCAAAGCCTGATAGGCGTCATTGTAGGTTTCAAAGTAAGACTCCGGTTTCAGTGGCTTGGAGATTGGGCGGCCTTCCAGAGTTTTTCCTACGGTGACCATGGCACGGAAGGGTTTTCGGAGGTTTCGGTTCTTAATCTCGCTAATTTGTCCGAAGCCGTTGGGCAGGCGTCGGCGCTTGTGATTCTTATTGCGGGGCTTTCTTCGTTTTGCAGTCGACTGGATGGGATAGCCGCAATGGGGGCAGTTCAGAGCTTTGTCGCTGACCGGAAGCTGGCATTCCGGACATTGAGTGAGCATAAATAGACTCCTTTCTAACCGTTGAGGTTGATTTATCACTGATAATCATATATTATAGTGTAGGAATTGTCAATTCCTACATAAAACTTTTCTAACTTAGATTAGAAAGGGGAACCTATGGTTATCGGTGATAAATCAATCTGCCCCAGATGCGGCGGGACATTAAAGCACTATGACACAGTGAAACGAGTGGTGCGGACAAAGGGTGGAAAACGGGACAAGATTAAAGTTCGACGGGCGTATTGTCTTCGATGCGGAGCAATCCATAGACGATTGCCGAATACCCTCCTCCCTTTCAAACAGTACGAGGCTGAGGTGATACTTGGCGTGCTGGAAGGGTGGATTACCTGTGAGACCCTGGGCTTCGAGGATTATCCCTGCGAAATGACCATGCTCCGGTGGCTATCGCAAAAAGCACAGCTCCTATTATGGAGAAATCCGTAATCGAAAGGAGCTAAGAAATCATGAAACTGATACCCGTAGATCAAATACCAAAGATGAACGGTTATCACAAGCTGCAAGATTTGATCGAGGAGTTTGTAAATGGAGACGCTAAAATCGTAAGAGTAGATTTTGGTTCAGAAGATTACAAATCCCCGTCGGTTTGCCGGTCTTGTCTGGCTGCGGCAATCAAGAGGTCAAAACATCAGGTCAAGGTATGGCGTCGTGGTAACGAAGTGTTTTTGAGCAAGGATATTTGAAAGGAATTGAGCCGTGTGACAGCGGCTCTTTTCTTTTCCACCGAGGCTGTTTTTACGAAAGGGCAGTTGCTAATTTAGAATAGCCGTTGAAAGGAGGTAGACGCCAATGAATGAAAACGAGTTCCATCCCGGCTCAGTACCGGTACTGGTCGCAGCAAGGATCTACGGCAAGGATGCATCCTGGGTTCGGGCCGGCATTGTTTCAGGATGGCTGCCCATTGGCAAAGCGACCCGCAACGGTAAGTTGGTGACGACCATCGAGGAAATGGACTCTCGATATGGGCGTATCAACTTCTACATCTCACCTAAGCGTTTGTATGAGGAGACCGGATATTTATGGAAAGGAGAGCGGCATTGAGATGGGGACGGAAATTCGTCCGGAGATTTCGGACAAGAGCAAATACTGGATCGAGAAGCACCGCTACTACGAGTTGAAGCATTTCTGCCTTCAATATCCAATTTGGAAGAAAGCTCATGACGCTCTGGATGGGCTGAGCAAGCGTCCCGCCGACCTGGAATTGTTTGTGAAAAGCGGACAGGTTGTCGGAGACCCCACTGCCAGATGCGGCGTTGCTCGGGCCTATTATGCTGAACGGATGAAGATGGTAGAGCAGGCCGCGCTGGGTGCGGACGCTGAGCTTTACCCTTATATTTTGCGGGCGGTGACCGAAGGATTATCCTATACCATCTTAAAAATGCAGGTCGACCTGCCCTGCTGTAAGGATGTCTACTATGACCGGTATAGACGGTTCTTCTGGCTGCTGAGCAAAGCGAGGGACTGACATGAGAATTGTGGACATCGCCGTGAAGCAGCTCTACCGCTTCAACTGCCCTAACTGTGGGAGCAAGCTGGAGGCCGAGCGCGGCGAGCTGAAGGACATGGGCGGAAAGGTCAGCAAGTTTCAATGCCCGGTATGCCGGAAAGAGTGTTTTATTCCTTGGAATGCCCTGCGAAAGCGCATTATTTACGAAAACCAATCCGCAGAATAAACACCCTCCTTTATGGAGGTGAGTCATGTGAAACAAAACTGGCTGGAAACCATCGGGACTTATGTGCTCGTAGGGGCCGCATCCGCTGCGGGAGCGGCTTTGTGGAGCAAGGTCTTGGAGAGAAAGGTAGGTGAGTTTGCACAGAAACGACATCGGCCGAAATCAGAGAAACTGATAGATTTCAAAGAAGCGAAAAGGAGATTGAGCCGTTAAATGCGGCTCTTTCTCTTTTTTCAGGACGCAGGTGACGGAAAACCGTGTTACATTGGTATTTGAAAAAATCCCGGGTGGGAAAAATTCTGAAAATCATTTCAAGGAGGTCTTGATATGACTGCTGTAATTGCGCTTATTATTGGGTTTCTGCTGGGGGCCGCTGTCTTTTATCGCCGGCCGGTGGGCAATCTCCGCATTGACCAGTCTGATCCAGCCGACCCGCCATATTTGTTTCTGGAGCTGTCCTCCGATGTGGGGCGCTTCCTTCACAAAAAATATGTGGTGCTTCGGGTTCGGGCGGAAAACTTTCTCCCGCATGAATGACAGCCCCTATTATGGAGCCAATCCAATATTTTGAAAGGAGCGAACAATTATGGCAGAAATTCGATATTTGTTGGATGAAACCATTGAAACGGAGCTTCAAAATCTGAAAAGCTTCAATGGAGACGGCAAGGAGAGGTCGGCGGCGATTTATGACATCGTGGCGCTGTATAAACTTCATATCGACGAGATAAAAACGGAGGTTGACGCGGAAGAAAAGCGTGAACGCCGGTCTATGGAGCGCACTCGGCAGGAGAATGAGCATGCGGACCATGACCGGGAAGAAGCATACAAGCAGCGTCAGCTCAAAGAGCAGAGTATCGATCGGTATGTAAAGGTTGGTATTGCGGCCGCGGAGTTGATTGCCCCGCTGATCTTCTATGCCGTCTGGATGAGAAGAGGGTTCAAGTTTGAGGAGACCGGAACCTTTGGTTCGACAACCTTCCGAAATCTGTTCAATCGGTTCAAGCCGACTGCAAAAGGTTGACTTGGCATCCAAACGATGGGGGTCGTGCGAAAAACACGGCCTCTTCGTTTTTCGCCGATTATGCAGGGTGCTTTATGGAGAGAAAGCAAAGAGCTCTTTCTGTCTCTCGACTAAAAACCGGAAATGCTGTATGATAAGATACGGTCATGACCGGATTAGCTGGAGGTAATGAAAGTGCGAAACAACAAGGGTAAGAAGATTATCAAACCGGCAGGCAGTGAGTTGATGGACTACCTGAACCGGGGCTACGCAATCTGCAATAAGTGCGGAGCGGTCATGGATCGAAGAAGAGATCCTCAAGGCGGATGTGATATTTACACCTGCCCGTCCTGTGGATGGGAAATTGATGAGATGGATTATGAGTACGAGGATGGTGATGAAATGGAACTCGTACTGGATGAAAGAGGTGATGACCGCCTGATCTATCGGAACGATATGCCGCCCGCTGGATGCAGAGCCTGCGGAGGGCCATACCCTAACTGCAAGGCATCGTGCAAGATGTTCGGCAACTAAACATTATCAACGCGGAGGAGGAGTCCCGTCACAGGGGCTTTTCCTCTTTTTGTTTTTGGAGATAGACATGCGATACCACTTTGAAAAGCCCATAATCTATTTGTCCATGTACGGCCAGCGGTATCTCTGCGATCATCCCGTTTATCACAGCTGCACGCTGTTTCTTATCGAGGAGAAAGGGCTGGCGGTTATCCAACAACGGTATGACCCGGAGGCAAAGGCCACTTTTTGGACCGAGGTAGACGCCTGGCTCACCGACGCCTTATATCTGCATCCCAAATTTAAGGAGTTCTTTGATAACCGGGCAGGAGTGTGTACGGGCGGACTCTACCCCACCGTGACCATCCGGCAGATCATGTGGGCGCTGAAAATGAAGCCTTTGCCGAAACAGCGATGGGAAACGGTGTTCGACCGGCGGGATATTTGATGCGCCAAATCCGCAGCCCCTATTATGGAAAGCCAATGCTGATATGAAAGGGGTTAAGGAGCATGGACGAGATGAAATTGCTATCGAAATTCACGACAGGAATCGTTTCCAAACTGGCAGAGGTGGTTTTGCACAAGAAATTGGGTGTTGATGCGGACATCGCACTCAATGAATTGCAGGTCACCGTTGTCGATGGGAAAACGCATATCCATCTGGATTTGGATGCGGAACTCAGCAAAGAAGAATTGACCAGACTTCTGAAACACATTGGGATTTGAGGGAAGGAGCCGTTAAATGCGGCTCTTTTCCTTTTTCCGCAAAATTTGCATCTCCTATTATGGAGAGGATGATTAGCTCAGTTGGTAGAGCATCGCCACAAAATGGCGCTTGTCGCCGGTTCGAGTCCGGCATCAGCCTCTCTCACTTTTGGAGCCTATCGGGGCTCTTATATTTTTGAAAGGGGATGACAAAAGCATGAAAGCGGAGGTCGGATATCAGGACATCGTCATGGGAGCGTTTATCGAAGATCTGATCGACAGCATCAAGTGGAACATGAAGTCCGTCAGGATAAACGCCCCGTACTTCCAGCAGCTCAGCGTTGAAAAATTTACGCTGGAAACCTTGCTCCGGGAGATCGAGGAACAGCCTGATACTTCTCCCACCATCGTGGTGGCAAGGTTCACAAGCAGAATGGCCCATTCCGTGAACCAAAGCAACGATCCCGATTGCACATTTTCAATATCCAGAGACGCCGCCCAGTCCATTCTCGACGGGCTATATTTTGACGATTGAAAGGAGAAAAACCGAAATGAAACCCAAGCGCAATCTGGCCAATCAAGCTGTCCGAAAATTAAAACGGGCCTCCCCTGCCATCCTGGCTTGTTTCAGCGCAGCCGGGGTAGTCGTCACTGCTGTATTGGCGGTGAAAGCTACGCCGAGAGCGGTAGACCTGATACGGGCGGACAGCCGGACAAACCATGACGGCGATCCTTATGCCGCCACCAAGACAGAGATGGTCAAATCCGCATGGAAATGCTATGTACCCGCTGTGACGATGGGTGCGGCGACGATTTTCTGTATTTTTAGCGCCAATGCAATCAGTCGGAAACAGCAGGCATCCCTGATGAGCGCCTACGCTCTGGTCAGCCGGCAGTTCCGGGAGTACAAGAGCAAAGTGACGGAGTTCTATGGAAAAGAGGCCCACGAGAAGATTATGCGGTCTCTCGCCGTAGAGAAAGCCAAAGACATCCATATTACGGTACCGAACATATTTTCCAATTCTTCGCTTGATTTCGAGGGTGCGGACGAGGAGGAGCGGCTGTTCTATGATAGCTTCTCCGAGCGATATTTTCAATCCACGATCAGCCGGGTATTACAGGCAGAGTACCATGTCAACCGCAACTTCGCGCTGATGGGCGGCTTCGTGGCGCTCAATCAGTTCTACGAATTCCTCGGGATTGAACCGAAGAAAGAACTATCCGAATTTGGCTGGTGGGTCGATGATGAGCTCTACTGGATCGACTTTAGCCATACCCGAGCTATGGTGGATGATGGATTGAGCGGAGAGGTCGAATGCTGGATTATCGAAATGGACTGGCTCCCCCAGCGATAAGGAGCCGGACTGATCCGCCAAAACTACAATGCCTATTATGGAACGATACAACGAAGGAGGTTGCTTTATGGAAAAGAAACAAATTTTCAAACTCATTTCCCTGGCGGGGCTTGCGCTGGGCGGCATTGGAACACTGCTGTCCGGATGGGCCGACGACCAGGAGCAGGATGCGATCATCGAGGAAAAAATCAATGAAGCGCTTGCCAATCGCGGCATCGAAGAAGCGGAAGAGTCCTAACAAGGGCTCTTCTCTTTTTGGAGGTGCCTTAAATGAACGATGCAGCGGTACGAACCATTATTGAATATCTGGAGAATTCAGATGCGCCGGAATTATATTGGCCGCAGCAATGGTTCGAGGAGGTGTGCCTTTCTCGCTGGGCGGCCGAAGAGTTGATCAACGCGATTTTGGATCACCCCATGGCTCCGGCAGAGGACACCATCGAAGAATTCATCATCAAGATGGAGGTTTATGCTTCCATGTCAGAAGGCCGCGACTGTGGGCGGATATTTTCCATCGCAGCGGAAACGGCAACAGAAATTTTGGAATTGATTTGAAAGGAGCCCTTTATGGTAGAACTTGCGATTTTGTCGGTGTTTCTGCTTATCCTGGGCATTGGTGGCCTGATAGCAGATTATGTGTTTCCTCATATTGGTCCGCTTCAGCGGTGGATCGACAGCTTGCCCATGCTGGAAGATGAGGAAGAAGAACTCCTGATCGAGCACTGTCCGGATATTTTGCCAGGGGAGGAAGCAGCATGAACAAACAGGCTTTTATGAACATCGCGAAAGGGGTCAAGCGGGTCCTGAGAAAACACAGTCCGGAGATTTTGACTGGCATTGGCATCGCCGGCATGATTGCCACCACCGTGACCGCAGTTAGAGCCACCCCCAAGGCGCTTCAGCTTATTGACGCGCGGGAAATTAAGGAGGAAAAGCGTCTTAGTGCGGCAGAGGTGGTCAAGACTACTTGGAAGTGCTATATTCCGGCGGCGATGACGGGAACGCTGTCGGTAGCTTGCCTGATTGGCGCCAGCTCAGTCAACGCCAAACGCAATGCGGCCCTCGCCACAGCCTATACCATCTCGGAGACGGCGTTGAAGGAGTATCGGGAAAAGGCTCTTGAGGTAGTGGGCCCCAAAAAGGAGCAGGCCATTCGGGATGCGGTGGCGAAAGAAAAGTTGGAAAAGGCCCATGTGGAAACCAGAGAAATCGTCAGTACCGGCCGTGGGGAGACGCCCTGCTTTGACCCGCTGACCAACAGCTTGTTCAAATCAGACATCGAAACTATCCGAAAAGCGGAAAACAACCTGAACAAGCGGATGCGGGATGAGCTGAGGATCACGGTCAATGAATTCTTGCAGGAGATTGGCCTTGAGCCATGCGATGACTCCATCGGAGAAACCATGGGCTGGGATATTGATAAGGGCTACATCGACCTGGATTTCAGTTCCCAGCTGGTAAACGGCGTTCCCTATCTGGTCATCGGGCATCATATCCCGCCGCAGTATCTCGGCTGGTAACATCCGCAAAATTTGCATCTCCTATTATGGAGAACCAATCAATTACATTTTTGAAAGGAGATTTTCATCATGGAAGAACTGAAAGTCATGAATACCGAAGTTGAGGAACTGGAGCCCGAAAACGAGGTCGAGGAGGTTTCCGAGAATTCCAGTGCGGGCGCTTTGTTCGCGGGGATCGTCGGCGGCTTCATCGCTTACGCTGCTATCTGCGGAGCGAAGAAGCTCAAGGCGTTCATCGACGAAAAGCGCACCGCCCAGAAGGCTGCGGAAGCCGCCCAGGCTACGGAGGGCACCGAAGAAGACGGCGGCGATGATGAGTCGGATTCCTGAATGAAACCCTGATATTTGAAAAGAGAGGGTTTGCCGAGGGGAATACCTATAACAGGGTATTTCCCTTTTTCTTTTAGAAGGGAGGCTTTTTTTTCATGAACCAGTACACCTACAACGGCCCTGTTATGGAGTTCGACAGGTGCATCATGAACAACTTCAAGGCGAGTACCTTTGCGGTTTCTGAACGGAAAGCGCTGAGCAATCTCACCTATCAATTCAAGCGTCAGCATAACAAATTGCCTGGAACAAGGATTTCCCTCCCTGGGAAGCTCGTCCAGGTCGTGTGATATTAGGAGGAAGCGGAATGGCGGAATACCCCAACAATTCTCACAATGCCAGAGAGACTCAGCGTGACAGCAGTCCTCCCGATAAAAAGGTTGAGAAGGTGGTCACCAGCTCAGTCAAATCCAGAAAAAAGAGCGAGGTACGGAAGTTTGCCGGCATCTTCGTTCCGGAGGACACCAACAGCGTCAAGAGTTATATTTTGATGGATGTGGTGGTCCCCGGCATTAAGAATGCCATTGCAGATGTGGTGAGCATCGTTCTGTTTGGCGAGGCCGGGCGTATCGGTGGGAAAAAGAGTTCTGGCTCTAAGGTATCTTACCAGAGGTACTACGACGACAGACGGGATGACCGGAGGGAGTACAACCGGCCCAGGATGGCTCAGGGCTATGAGTATGATGACATCATCATTGAGTCCCGCGGAGATGCCGAATTGGTTCTGGATCAACTGGAGGAAATCATCAGCACCTACGGCGTGGCCAGCGTGGCCGATCTCTATGATTTGGTGGGCATTACTGGGCGCAGCTATACCGACAACAAATACGGTTGGACGGATATTCGCAATGCGAAAGTAGTCCGTGTACGGGACGGCTATATCTTACAGCTCCCAAGGGCTCTGCCTATCAGTTAAAGGAGCAAGTATATGAAGGATAAGAAACAAACATTGGCGTACAGAATGGGACAAGCTCTTGCTGTGCTAATTGCTATTTGCCTCGGCATTATAGCGATTGCACTGACTGTTCGGTTTGTTCTATGGCTGTTTTAGGAGGAACTATGACGAGACCGGAAATTTTGCAGAAGGCAGAAACATGTGTCTGCGGCCATCGGGAGCAGGAATACGGCTCCCCGGAGAACAATTTTCAGACGATTGCCGATCTTTGGCGTGCTTATAAGGGCGTCGATTTCACAGCTGTGGATGTCGCCATGATGATGGCGTTGCTGAAGATCGCACGCATTCAGAGCGGAACTGCCACCGAAGACAGTTTCGTGGATCTGGCCGGATATGCGGCCTGTGGCGGAGAAATCGCCACCGATAATCATTAAATACGGAGGTTTATATTTACCATGAAAAAGACCGAACTGATGAACAATATGGGGCGGACCTTCCATAAGGTCGGTTTCCAGCTTCAGAAGAAGAGCCCGGAAATTCTG